TACGGTCAAAGACCTCCGATGTATGGCGGTGGATTTGGACAACAGCCTGGATTCGGCGGTGGATTTAGACAACCTCCTAGTTACGGCGGTATAGGCGGTGGATTTAATAGACCAATGCCTGCACCTTATCCAGGAAGCAGACCTCAACCGATGCCCCCACAAATAGGTGGACCAGTAAGACCTCCCTTGAATAGTATTAGACCAGTAAGACCTGAGCCTATAAATATGCCTGAAAGAGTTAATGACGTAGCAAGACCTGCCATTAGTCCTATGATGCTAACTGAAGGCCCAGAAAGTATGCGACAACAAATGTATTAGAAATGGACCTGCCAAAAATACAAGAAATACTACTTAGCAATTCTCAACCAACTCAAGCACCTCCAGAATTTATGATGGAGATTGGCGAGTATGGCGGAGTAATGCCAAGAAATTATTTACAAGAAGCTCAACAAATGGCTGCTGATACTAGCGGTATTATGAGCATGGCTTTTCCTTACAATAAACTGCCTCTTGATAAGTTACAAAAAATGTTAAAAACAAAAATATTTAGTTTTAAAAGAGAAAGAAATAATTTTCAAACTGGTGGCCCAGATGAAAGACTAGGTGCTGAAAAAGTTATGACAAATTTAAAAAAAGATATAGAACAAATACAAGAAGCTATAAAAAATAAATCTTAATGAATTTCTCAAAATTAACCGAGACAGAGCTGAAAGAAGCTTTGATGCTCAAAGAAAAGCTGGACGGCTTTGAAACTCAAGATAAATGCCAAAACAATTTTTTGTCCTACGTGGAACATATGTGGCCAGAATTTATATGCGGTCGTCATCATAAGATATTTGCAGAAAAACTTAACAAAGTAGCATCAGGCGAAATTAAACGTTTGATTGTTAACATGCCTCCTCGTCATACTAAATCAGAATTTGCCTCTACTTTCTTTCCATCTTTTATCATGGGTAAAAAACCTAAGATGAAGATTATGCAAACAACCCATACAGGGGAACTAGCTGTAAGATTCGGTCGTAAAGTCAGAAACTTGATGGACCAGAAAGAATACAAGGACGTATTCCCAGAAGTTAAACTCCAAGCCGATAACAAATCAGCTGGACGTTGGGAAACCAATAAGGGCGGCGAATACTTCGCAGCTGGTGTTGGTGGTGCTGTTACTGGTCGTGGTGCGGATTTACTTATTATTGATGACCCTCATTCAGAACAAGATGCTCTTAGCCCTAATGCCTTAGAATCTGCTTGGGAATGGTATACCTCTGGACCTAGACAGCGTTTACAGCCTGGCGGAGCTATAGTATTAGTTATGACGCGTTGGTCTTCTATAGACTTAACCGCTAAATTATTAGAATCTCAAAAGGAAGCTTTAGCAGACCAATGGGAAATGATAGAGTTTCCTGCTATTTTTCCAGAAACAGACAATCCTTTATGGCCTGAGTTCTGGCCTAAAGACGAATTATTAAAAGTTAAGTCTTCTATTCCTGGAATTAAATGGAATGCTCAGTGGATGCAGAATCCTACAGCCGAAGAGGGAGCCATTATTAAACGTGAATGGTGGAAGCGTTGGAAACATAAAACCATACCTCCTGTTAAATACATTATGCAGTCATACGATACTGCTTTTTCTAAAAATCAAACTGCTGACTTTTCTGCTATATCTACTTGGGGTGTATTTAAACCTTCAGAAGATTCTCCAGATTGTTTAATATTGCTTGATGCTCAAAAAGGCCGTTGGGATTTCCCAGAGTTAAAAGAAATAGCTATGCGTGAGTACACTTATTGGGAATGCGATATGGTTCTTATCGAAGCTAAAGCATCTGGTACTCCGCTTACCCAAGAGCTACGGCGAATAGGTATTCCTGTTGTTAATTACTCGCCAACTAGAGGCCATGATAAACATTCTAGGATGCACTCGGTTGCGCCTATCTTTGAATCAGGAATGGTGTATGCACCTAATAAGACCTTTGCAGAGGATATGATAGAGGAATGTGCGTCATTTCCATTTGGAGCTAATGATGATTTATGTGATACTATGACCCAAGCCTTAATGCGTTTTCGTGAAGGCGGTTTTGTTTCTTTAGCAAACGATTACGAAGACCAGGAAAGGCAAAGACCTCTTAGGGTATATTATTAATGAGATTATAAAATGGCAATAGAAAAACAAGGCCCAGAAGATATAATAGATACAAGTACAACTCAAGATGTTGGTGGTGTGGACTCTCAGATTATTGAAGTCTTAGAAGCTATGGGCAATGAAGAAGAAGTACAAATGCAAGCAGACGGTTCTGCAATATTAGGTCCAGAAGAGCCAATGATGCCAGAAGTGGGTTTTGCAGAAAACTTAGCAGAAGTTATATCACCTCAAGAACTTTCTACTATTTATATAGAGTTAGTAGGAGCCATAGAAAGCGACAAATCATCTAGACAAGATTGGGAAAATACTTATACAGATGGATTAAAGTATCTAGGTATGAAGTTTGATGATAATAGGTCTGAGCCATTTGCAGGAGCTTCAGGTGTTATTCATCCCCTATTAGGAGAATCTGTTACTCAGTTCCAAGCGCAAGCATATAAAGAATTACTCCCAGCTGGAGGCCCTGTTAAAACTCAAGTCATAGGTGCTTATGACGGTTTAGTTGAAGAGCAAGCACAAAGAGTTAAAGAGTTTATGAATTATCAAATTCTTCATGTGATGGAAGAGTATGATGAAGAGTTAGACCAAATGCTTTTTTATCTTCCTCTTGCAGGTTCTGCATTTAAGAAAGTTTACTACGATGAAACACTAGGAAGACCTGTATCAAAATTTGTAGCACCAGAAGATTTAATAGTGCCTTACTATACAACTGATTTAGAGACCTGTTCGCGAATTACTCATGTTGTTAAGATGCCAGAGAATGATGTAAGAAAATTACAAGCTATTGGATTCTACAAAAATGTAGATGTTGAGTCTGGGGATAATGTAAACATTACTTCAGGAATACAGTCAGAAAAAGAAAAGTTAGAAGGTATGGAGCCAAGTTATGATGATGGCGAAGTATCTGTTCTTTATGAGGTTCATTGCAATTTGGATTTAGAAGGCTTTGAAGATATGGGACAAGACGGCGAGCCTAGTGGCGTTAAGTTACCTTACATTGTTACTATAGATTCTAATAGTGAAAACATACTAGCTGTTAGGCGTAACTTTAAAGAAGAAGACCCAATGAAGAAAAAAACTGAATATTTTGTGCATTTTAAATTTTTGCCAGGTTTAGGTTTTTACGGGTTTGGTCTTACTCATATGATTGGTGGCTTATCTAAAGCCTCTACATCTATTATGAGACAGTTAATTGATGCTGGTACTCTAGCTAATCTACCCGCTGGTTTTAAAACTCGAGGCATTAGAATTAGAGATGAAGACCAGCCAATACAACCAGGTGAATTTAGGGACGTTGATGCACCAGCAGGCTCACTAAGAGATGCTATACAGCCATTACCATTTAAAGAGCCTAGTGGTACTTTACTTAGTTTATTAGGGTTGTTAGTGCAATCAGGACAAAAGTTTGCGTCCATAGCAGATACAAATATTGGTGAAGGTAATTCACAAGCACCTGTTGGAACTACTTTAGCTCTTATGGAAAAATCAAGCAAAGTGTTATCAGCTATCCATAAAAGATTACATAATGGCCAGAAAAAAGAATTTAGATTACTTGCTACTATATTTAAAGATAGTCTTCCTCCTGTTTATCCTTACGCAGTATCAGGCGGTAACATGCAAGTTAAGCAACAGGACTTTGATGACAGAGTAGATATATTCCCAGTCAGTAATCCAGATATATTTTCTACTAGCCAAAGAATAGTTATGGCTCAAGAAATGATGCAGTTAGTTCAATCTAATCCAGAAATACATGGACCTGGTGGAACTTATGAAGCCTACAAAAGAATGTATGCTGCTTTAGGTGCAGACAACATTGACCAACTACTTATGCCACCACCAGATACAACTCCTAAACCAATAGAGTCTGGTATGGAAAACAGTGGACTAATGATGGGCGGACCAGCTCAAGCATTTCCAGAACAAGACCATGATGCACATATAGCTGTTCATGTAGCTTTGTTAAATATGCCTCCTGTGCAAATGAATGCTCAGATACAAGGGAACATACACTCACATATTATGCAGCATTTACAGTTAAAAGCAGACGCAATTGCTCAACAACAAATGCCTCCAGAAGCTATGCAGCAATATCAACAGATGCAGCAACAAGCACAACAAATGCCGCCTCAAGAAGCTGCTCCATTAATGGCTCAAGCTCAAGCTATGTTAGCTCAATTTAGTTCTCCAATTATGTCTGAACTAATGCAACAATTTGCTCAACAGGTATCTGCTCCACCAGAGGAAGACCCACTTGTAACTATAAGAAAACAAGAGCTTGCTTTGAAAGGACAAGAGTTGTCTCAAGACCAAGAGCAATTTGAATCTAAAGAAAGAATGAGAATGGAAGAAAAATTACGTCAAGATAAAATTGATGTAGAAAGAATACAAGCTCAAAAAGATATAGCTGAATTAAAAGATGATACAACTAGAGATAGAATGGACCAACAAAAAGAACTTAAATTGATTGATATTGGTTTAAAAGGATTGTAAGGTAACACATATGAAAAACGTAAAAGTATTAAAAGGAAAACAAGGATACTCTAATAAGGGTACAGTACCATTTAAAGCTGTTTCAGAAGCACCTAAAAAAACTACAGCTTCTTCTACTCCAGGAATGGGGAAAGGGAAAGCTAGAGGAATGGGCGCTGCTGAGTTTGGTGGTAAGTTTTCTGGTATTTATTAAATGTCAATTCTTTGGCTGTCTGAACAGCTGAAAAAAAGAATTGGTGAAAAGAAAGAAGATATTCAAGTTGCCATTATGAATGGCGCTAAAGATGTTGAAGAATATCACTATCTACGTGGGCGCTACAATTCTCTCGCCGACCTAGAATCTGAACTTAGAGAATTGCTAAAAAAGGTAATAGAAAACGATGAGCAAGGTAATAGTTCCTGAACATGTCGCAAAAGCAGTAGAACAAGAAAATCTACAAAAAGCTAAAAAAGAAAAAGAAAACAAACCCGAAGCGGTTGAAGAAGTAGAAAAAGCTTATACAGAAGCAACAAAAAGAGTATTGGACCCTTCCTTGCTCGATAAATCATTCTTAGAACGTATGCCTCAGCCTACAGGTTGGAGGATTCTTATATTGCCATACAAAGGCAAAGGCGTTACTGATGGCGGTATTCAACTTGTAAAAGAAACTGTTGACAGGGAATCATTGGCAACCGTAGTGTCGTACGTTGTTAAGATGGGGCCTATGTGTTATTCAGATAAAAAGAAATTTGGAGATACTCCTTGGTGTGAAAAAGGAGATTGGGTGTTAATTGGTAGATATGCAGGAGCTAGGTTTAAACTTGGTGACGATGCAGAATGCCGTATTATAAACGACGACGAAGTTATCGCGACTATTGAAGACCCCGATGACATTGTTAGCGCATAACGTGAGGAGGACTCATGCTAGAACCAGAAGTAAATGAAGAAATAAAACAAGAAGCCGTAGATGACGGCCAGATTGTTGAACTAGAAACAGAAGAATCTTCAGAAGATAAGGAAGCTCAAGCTGCCGTTGAAGATGTTTCTGTTGAAGAAGAAAAGCAAGTTAAGAAAGAAGACGAACTAGAAGATTATTCTAAAGGCGTTCAAAAAAGAATAGCTACGCTTACTAAGAAAATGAGAGAGCAAGAAAGAGCAGCTAATTCTGCTTATGAATATGCTCAATCATTACAAGCAGAAAATCAACAATTAAAACAAAGCAGCACTCAATTAAATAAAAATTATTTATCTGAAGCTCAAAATAGATTGAACTCTCAAAGAGCGCAAGCTAATGCAGTTTTAAAAAATGCTTACCAAGAACAAGATTGGGACAAGGTAACTAAAGCCCAAGGGATTCTTGATAAGATAACAGTTGAAGAAAGTAGGTTGGTTAACACTAAACCAGTGACGGTAGAGCAACCAACCAACTATCAAAATTATCAAGCCCCAATACAACAGCAAGCTCCGAATCAGTCACAAGCTGAACCAGACCCTGCAGCAGAAGATTGGGCTAGTAAAAATGAGTGGTTTGGTGAAGATGAGACAATGACCTTAGCCGCTTTTAACATTCATCGTAAATTAATTGAAGAAGAAGGTTTTGACACTTCCGACACTACATACTATGATGAGATAGATAAACGTATCAGAACTGAATTTCCTCACAAATTCTCAACAGGTGATGAAGTCAAGTCTAATAGCAAAATGCAACAAAATGTTGCACCAGCTGGAAGAAGTGATAGTTCTGGGCGCAAACGTCAAGTCAAACTTAGCGCAAGCGAAGTTCAAATGGCAAAACGTTTAAATGTGCCGCTTAGTGAATATGCTAAGTACATTAAAAGGTAAATTATTATGACTGATGAGAAAATGATAGAAGAAAATAACAGAACTCCGCGTTCTGCAGAAACTCGAGCTAAAGATACTGCTCGCAAACCTTGGCGTCCCCCATCTATGTTGGATACGCCTCCAGCGCCTGAAGGATATACCTACAGGTGGATAAGAGCTGAACTCGTTGGTGAAGAAGATAGAAAGAATGTTATGTCTAGGATGCGTGAGGGTTTTGAACTCGTACGTGCTGAAGAGATAGGAGATTTCGAACTTCCAACCATGGACGACGGAAGGCATGCTGGAGTAGTAGCCGTGGGTGGTTTGCTGTTGGCGAAGATTCCAAATGAAACACGTGACGAAAGAAACGCCTATTTCAACGACCGTGCGCAATTGCAACAAGATGCAGTTGATAATGACTTAATGAAAGAATCTGACCCTAGTTCCCCGATGTTAAAACCTCAGAGAACTACAAGCGTAACTTTTGGTGGTGGAAAAAGAGATTAATCTTATTTCACTTAAATAAAACTTTTTAATAAAAGGTAAATATTATGGCGAATGTAAATGCACCTTTCGGTTTAAAACCAATTGGAAAGTTAGGCTCGGCTGTAAATTCTACAGGCACAACAGAGTACGACATTCTGACAGGAACAACTGGAACTATTTATACAGGCGACCCAGTAAAAATGGTCAACACAGGCGGCATTGCCGTTGCTGCTGCTGGCGATTTGATACTAGGAGTCTTTCAAGGCTGTCATTTCACTGATTCAAGCGGAGATAGAATTTTTTCTCCTGTTTGGACTACATTGACAGCAACCAGCGACTGCAAAGCAGCCGTTGTCGACGACCCAGATGCTTTATTTGAAGTACAATCAGCTGCTACAGGTAGCGTTACTCAAACCGACGTTGGTTTGAATGGCGATATTGTCTATGCTGCAGGTTCTTCAATAACAGGCGTTTCAGGAGTGAAAATTAGTGGCACTATGGCTACTGGTACAGCTCAACTGAGAATCATGGGTATATCAAATGACCCTTCTAACAATGCGTTAGGAACTGGGTCTTTATCAACCAATGTTAACTTTATCGTCAGAATTGCCGAGCATTTTAACAGAACTGCTGCGGGAGTATAATAATGGCTATAAATAGAGCGCAATTAGCGAAAGAATTAGAACCAGGATTAAATGCCCTGTTCGGAATGGAATATGACAGATATGATAATCAACATACTGAAATATTTGAGACAGAATCATCAGACAGAGCGTTTGAAGAAGAAGTAATGATTGTGGGATTTGGTAATGCATCAATTAAAGGCGAAGGTAACGCTGTCGAATATGACAACGCTACTGAAGGTTTTACTGCGCGTTATGCTCACGAAACAGTTGCTTTAGCTTTCTCTCTAACTGAAGAAGCGGTTGAAGATAACTTATACGATAGACTAGGCTCAAGATATACAAAAGCTTTAGCAAGGTCTATGGCAAACACAAAGCAAATTAAGGCAGCTTCTGTTCTTAATAACGCTTTTAGCAGCAGTTTTACTGGTGGTGATGGTGTTGCTTTAGTATCAAACTCTCACCCTCTAGGTGGCGGTGGTACTGCTAGTAACAGACCAACAGCTTATGCTGACTTGAATGAGACTTCATTAGAAGATGCTCTTATTAATATCTCAACTTTAGTTGACGATAGAAATTTGACAATTGCTCTACAAGGCAGAAAGCTTATTGTTCCACCTCAACTGCAATTTGTTGCTGACAGATTACTACAAAGCCCAGGCAGAGTAGGAACTTCTGACAATGACATTAATGCTATTAAAAATATGGGTATGGTCCCTGAAGGATATGTTGTTAACAACTATCTAACAGATA